TACAAGACTGAAAGCTTTTTTGAAGAAAAAGATTAAAAAAACTTGACATCTATTATATCATTATATATACTTATTGCAGATCTTTGATATGGGGACGAAACGGTTTCGACGAAAAGCGAATAGAATAGCACGCAAGACTGTGTGAGTAGCACAGTAAAAATACTCAAACTTTATAAATGCCAACGACAACGTTGAATTTGATTACGCCTTAGCTGCATAATCGGAAGTTGCTAATGACTTTCTAAAGAGACATTAGCCATTTTCAATTTTAAGAAAAATTGATAGGAATTTAGTCATTTCGATGACTATGTATATTTCGGTAGCCAACACCTTAAGTTGGTAAATGGATTCCCTGATTCTTTCAGGTGGCTGGTACTTCGGCGGTGAATGTGCCAATTTCTTGTATATCGCGTTATTTTTGATTCTTTTCGGACTCGGGTTCGACTCCCGACGTCTCCACCAAAGACATAAAAGGAGAAATCATGGGTTTACTAGAGTATATATTGGTTATTGCAACAGGAGTTGCAGTTGGTATTGTTTTGGCTAAGAAAGGCGTAGTATAGTGGAAGAAACTTTAAAAACGAAAGAATGGAAAACTGTTGGGACTTTTTCAACTTATGAGGAAGCAAGCAAACTTCGCGATCAATTAGTAGAAAAGCACACATTAGTTAAAATTAAAATGGGGGCCCCAGCAAGAAAAAAGAATGTTTTTAGAGTTAAATGCTGGGATCCCCCACACATTAAAAAAGAAGTTAAAAAAGAACGAAAGCAACTTAAAAAGGGTAAAAATAATAAAAGGCAGCTAAAAAATGAAATCAGGAAGATACGCGCTGGACGAAACAAATCGTAAGATTTTTATCGGAAGTAAGGTAAAATACAAAAATCGTATTTTTCTTGTTGAAGACATTGAATATTTAGACTGGACCATTAAGCAATTTTTAACCCTTGTTGATGATAAAAACAAAAATAAAAAATTAAAGTTTATCTTACCTAAAGATGTAAAGGCAATACGTTGAAAAAAAATATATTAATTGTTGGTACTGGCACGATTGGAGAACCTCTAATTGGCCTGTTGGCAGACTTCAGAAAAAAATTAAATATTGGACATGTGATTTTTCACAAGCGAACCCCTTTAGTAGATGAGGTGGCAAAAGTCAATAGTTTAATAAAAAGAGGTGCGAGACTGGCTGTAAATGAAGATTTGATTCCAGCCTTTAAAGAACTAGGCCACGATGTAAAATATGATTTCCAGACAGCTTTAAAAGCAGCGCATGTTGTGATTGACTGCACCCCCGCGGGCAACGAGCATAAAAAGAAGCATTACATAAAATATCCAGATAAAACTTTTATTGCGCAAGGCAGCGAAAAGGGCTTTGGGGTACCATATGCATATGGCATCAATGATGAGGTTCTTGATAAGAAGCCGGCTTTCATTCAAATTGTTAGTTGTAATACACATAATATTGCCTCCATCATAAACTCGGTTGACCCTAGCGCTAGCAATATAGAGCATGGAGATTTTGTTTGCATCAGAAGAGCTAACGATATAAGCCAAGAAGGAAGCTTTATACCATCCCCAAAAGTAGGTAGCCATAATTCTGAAAAGTTTGGCACCCACCACGCCAGGGATGCATATGACTTGTTTCGTACAAAGAATAAGTTTGTCAATATTTTTTCAAGCGCCCTAAAAGTTAATTCTCAATATATGCACATCATTCGCTTTAACATGGTTGTTTATGGCCACGTATCAAAAGAAAATTTAATCAATAGATTCAGGGAAAATAAATTTGTTTCGCTCACACACAAAGAGACTACAAATAAAGTGTTTTCTTTTGGGAGAGACCACGGGTATTACGGACGAATATTTAATCAAACGGTAGTATCTGTGCCAACTCTTATGGTTGATAATCTACCAGGCAAAACAAAGGTAAGTGGATTTTGTTTTACTCCCCAGGATGGAAACTCGCTTCTTAGTAGTATTGCAGCTGCGCTGTATGGAATGTGTGAAGAAGACTATCTTTCTAAAATGAAATTGTTTGATGATTTTCTTTTTTCGGAGATATGATGAAGTTTAATCGTAGCTACGTTTGTGATCCAAACAATATATCAATAAAAGCAGAAAACACACCACACAACAGCAAAGGGATAAAATTAATATTTTATCTCGGAGAGCAAGAGGCGTTTTCTACGGTACAAACTCTGCCATCATTCACACCCGATAAAGAGGATATAGACAACGTGGTCAGATCTTACTGTAATATGATTAAAGGGTGCACCAAAAAATATATACAGGACAGGTTTCCGGTACACACTATAATGACAATAATGTCAATCAATCAATCTTTAAAAGAAGTGCGCGCAAAAACTGGTAAATTGATTTGGAGGGCATGAAGCGTCAGAGGTGCGAGTACTTGCTAATATTGAGTTCAATAAAGCTTGTTAGAGATTCGTAAGTTGGGCCGATAGAAATCACTTTAAATTTTACAAGCAAAGAGTGAACCATTCCTATAATTTCAAATTTGTCATTTAAAACCATTGAACCAGAAGACCCAGGCGCCGCCGGCAATGTGTACACCGCAACGCGATCTAGCCCCCACTTATTAGAAGCTTCTCCGTTGTAAAAGCCATCTATTATTGGCATCATTTGGTGATCAAATATTCCAACGGGCGCCGCAATATTATATATGCGCTCCCCTTGTAGTGGCTTTTGCGCTGAAACTCCGACGGCCGGCCTTCTGAGATCTTTTGCATATAACATGCATATGTCATTCGAATCATCCGTTGCTAATAATTCAGCTTTGTATTTTTTACTATCTATATCAACCAATTCATACGTAGTATAGAACGCATTCGGCCCAGAGGCACATACGTGCGCCGCCGTGATCACCAAACTTCCGTTCTTAGTGTTTTTGATTACAAAGCCGGATCCTGTATAGTATGCAGTTTTACCAATTTTGAAGCACCTCTCAAAAAGACATATTCTGCTTTCTTCTTTCACTTTAACAAAAGCAAAGGAGCTTCGCGGTAAATTATGTGCCGTCTCCTCTCCTGTGTAATTATAGGTGTTTTTATTGTGGTGGTGAACATGTTGGTACGTACACGTCGACATAAAGGGCAGTATCCACAACATTAGCAAAAGATATTTCATTTTGTGGGCAACTCCAACTTCCATTGTATTTTTATCTTTTGTTTGCCATTTTTATCTTTTGCTTTTGTTTCTCTGTATTGCGCTATAACTCTAGCCCCGCTTTCTGTCCAACGCGCTATTGTAGCTTCAGGTGACATTTCTGAATATCGGCCCATAGCCACATCGATTATAAACTGCACACTTGCCTTAACTAAAGACGCGTCTTCAGTATTATATTTCGTAACGATGTGTTTTTTTGTGTCTTTGTGTATTGTGTCTAGCCACACAAGACATCTTGCAAACTTTGGTGAAATTTGTTTTTTGATCGACGGCTCCTGTGATTCGGCTACTTCGTACAAAAAGCCTTTGATTGCGTTGATTTGGGCGCTATCCATTGGTGTACAACCTTTTTCACACAAAGAAACTTTTGCTTGCACCATGGTTGGTATAAGCAAGAATAAAAGTATTAATGTTTTTTTCATTTTAGTATCTCCTAGTAATAACTATTAGCAAAATAAAACAACAGTTCTTTTTCTTAATAAAATAATTGAAACTATTTATAATGTAAACGATTTATATGGCTAAAAAAACTTATATTTTAGATACTAGCGTGTACTTGACAGATGCCAACGCTATAACTGCTTACCAAAACAATGATATAATTGTTCCATTCAAAGTCCTAGAAGAGATCGATAAACACAAAAAACGACAAGATAGTGTCGGGTCGCATGCTAGAAGAACAATTAAAGCGCTCGACGCGCTAAGAGAGAAAGGCTCTTTATATAAAGGAGTCAGAATCGCAAAAGGGCACGGTATTCTAACAGTCAAGGGCGCGGAAAGTGATCTTTTGGATATTTCTATAGCAGATAACGAAATAATCACAGTTGCGCTAGAAGAACAACAAAGAACCCCAGGCAGAAAAGTTATATTAGCATCCCGCGACATTAATATGCGAGTTAAATGCGACGCCTTGGGGCTTTTGACAGAAGATTATATTATCAATCAAGTGGTCAAAGATACCGAGCACTTGTATACCGGAGTCAAAACGCACCTTGTTGACGAGCAGATTATAGATCAATTCTATAATGGAGAAGAAACATATCTATACGAAGAAGATATTAAGCTGCAGCCAAATCATTTTTTAATGTTAGTTTCAAATGCAAATGAAAAGAAATCGGCACTCGCCCGATTTTATAGTTATTCAACGCCGCTTAAAAGAATTAACGGGGAACACAAAAAAGGCGTTTGGAGCGTGCGACCAAGGAACAAGGAACAGAATTTTGCCTTGGAGTTGTTAATGGATCCAACAGTTCAGGTAGTTACGCTGGTTGGAAAAGCAGGAAGCGGGAAAACGCTCTTATCAATTGCAGCCGGCCTAGCGCAAGTCGTAGAAGGGTCGAAAAGCACACCCTACAAAAGATTGATTGTGTCCCGACCGATTCAGCCGCTAGGGAAAGATATAGGGTATTTGCCTGGCACGTTAGAAGAAAAGATGACACCATGGCTCAGCCCAATTCAAGATAACTTAAGATATTTAATGGGGAACGACAAAGAAACTTTAAGAATGTACACATCGCAGGGCACAATAGAGATTGAAGCGCTTACTTATATAAGGGGTAGATCCATCGCTGACGCTTTTATTATAATTGATGAAGCTCAGAACTTGACAGCACACGAATTAAAGACTATAATTACAAGAGTGGGAGAGAATACAAAAGTTGTGCTAACAGGCGACATTGATCAAATTGATAACGTGTACGTTGATGAAACTTCAAACGGGCTAGCATATGCAGTAGAAAAGTTTAAAAGCCATGATATATCAGGACACATCACCCTAGTCAAAGGCGAAAGATCTAAAGTTGCCACATTAGCAGCAAAAATACTTTAAAAGCTTGACAAAATAAATTATTATATATATAATTGGAGGTAGTTATGGATATGACAGAAGAAAACCCAGAACTTTTGAAAACAGTAGAAAAAACAAACGAACTTAAAGAGTGGCTTGTGGGGTATGTTGGAAATAAATACAACCCAGAAGCTGGCGAAGTAAATGTAGAAATGATAATAAAAACCATGGCAGAGGAATTTCCTGAATTTCTTTTGGTCTTGGCAGAAGAAAATTTTATACGAGGATACCAACAGGCTCTGGCAGACGTGGACGAGGGCGAGAGATTAATGCGAAAAGAGGGAAAGCTTTAATGATGAATTATATCTCTGAGAGTGCCGAGCAGGCAAAAAAGAACAGCAGAGAAAAATATATTTATGGAAATAAGCTAGTTTATATTAAGGACCAACTTCCTTTCGGGTTTGATTTAGAATACGTATTAAGCACTATAGAAAGTCTGATTCCAACTTCATTGTTCGAAAATATTGATTCAATCTACGTGGGCTCCTTTAAGGATTTTGAAAACGGCGATTTGCCCTTTAATGCAAAATATAAAGATAATGCCATATATGTTACGAACCATCAAGACAATGAAAATGATATGCTGGACGATATTATTCATGAAGTAGCGCATGCGGCTGAAGAAAGATATGGCGATCAAATTTATTCTGATTTTGCTATAGAGAGTGAGTTTAAAGGAAAAAGAAAAACCCTTTACCATCGTTTAGATCAAGCAGGCTTAGAGCCCTCTGCTTCTCGGTTTGATGAAGTAGAATATGATAAATATTTTGATCACTATGTTTACAATGTTGTTGGGTACCCCAAATTGAGCACTTTGACAACGGGCTTATTTTATTCTCCGTATTCTACAACGTCTCTTCGTGAATATTTCGCAAACGGATTTGAAAATTATTTCCTGCGAGACCGGACGTATTTAAAAAAGATAAGCCCAGCGCTGTATAATAAAATTAATGATCTATTAGAAAGCAGTATAAAGGAAAAGGAAAATTATGAATATTGAGTTTATAGATGAGAACACTGTAAAAATTGAGGCTTCCATCGCCTGGTATGAAGCCAGACCGCCAGTTGCAAAAAGAGAAATAATTAATAGGGAAGCCTATATTGGTCAGTTTCGAAAGAAACACCCATCTTATAAAGTTGAGAGCGTCGATGGCCCACAGGAGCTTTGTAATTTTTGCAAAGAGGCTGAGTCTAGAGGTACGTGGATCCTCAAAGTTTCGAAAATAGTGAAGAATAAAAATACAACAACTCGTAGTAAAAGAAAAACAACGAGCAAAACAACAGAAAAAGGTGCATAAGTGCCCCACATATCTTTTTCAGAATTAAAGTTGTGGAATGAGTGTGCTTGGAAGCACAAGCTTGTTTATTTAGATGGCATTAAAGCCTTCGAGGGAAACGAACATACTGCCTTTGGTACAGCCATACACTCCACATGTGAGCAATTGGTTGAAAACAATATTAAAAACGCACCAGAATATTTTCAGGAAGAATTTTTAAAAGAATTGCAGAAACTGCCCGACGGCCACGAATTAAAAAAAGATCTTGTGGTAAGCATGCGTACTCAGGGGTGTATGCTAGTCGGCTATATATTACCTGTCTTAAAGGAATATTTTGGAAATTATGAGTTAATCTCTGTCGAAGAAAAGCTATATGAGCCCATTAAGGAATATGATGATTACAATTTCAAAGGGTACATTGATTTAGTTGTTAAAACAGATGATGGAAAGTACCATATTATTGATTGGAAAACGTGCTCCTGGGGTTGGGATACAAGACGCAAAAGCGACAGAATGACGACATATCAATTAACATTGTATAAGCACTTTTTCTGTATCAAACACGGAATAGACCCAACATCGGCTACAACTCACTTTGCGCTTCTTAAGAGAACAGCCAAAAAAAATAATGTGGAACTGTTTAAGGTCACGAGCGGCAACAAAAAAACTGAAAATGCACTTAAATTATTGTATAAAGCCCTTTATAATTTAACTAACAAAAATTACATTAAAAATCGAATGGCATGCCAAGGAAAATTTGGCCCATGCGAGTTTTTAAAGACACAATATTGTAATTAAGAGGCAAATAAACATGAGTGAAAAAATTAAGATCATGACTATCAGTGATATGCCCTTCGCTCCATCCGGCGTGGGGACTCAAACAAGATATATCATAGAAAGCATGCTACAGACCGGTAAATATAGGTTTGTCAGCTTGGGGGGAGCTATGGCCCACCCCGGACACAACCCAATTAAGACAGAAGAGTGGGGCGATGACTGGGTTACTTTTCCTGTAGATGGGTATGGATCCCAAGAAATTGTAAGGTCTATGCTTCGGCAAGAGAGACCAGACATACTTTGGTTTATGACAGATCCTCGTTTTTGGGGCTGGCTGTGGGAGATAGAAAATGAAATTCGTCCGCTAGTTCCTATGATTTATTATCACGTTTGGGATAATTATCCGTATCCGACATATAACAAACAATACTACGAGTCTAACGACATGGTCGTAACAATTTCTAAAGTAACGGACGATATTGTTAAAACGGTCGCACCAGCCGTAAAATCGATTTATTTACCACATGCAGTAAATACAGAATCGTTTAAAAAGCACGATGAGGCGCCCGTTCAAGAATTTGCTAAAAATAGCTTCGATGAAAAATACGATCCAAATAAGTTCATCTTTTTTTGGAATAACAGAAACGCGAGACGAAAGCAGAGCGGCTCATTAATTTTTTGGTTTAAAAAGTTTTTGGATGTAGTTGGAAACGACAAAGCATGCCTAATAATGCACACAGATATTAAAGATGCACATGGCCAGGATTTAGAAAAAATTATTAATCACCTTGGGTTAACGAATGGAGAAGTGCTTTTTTCACAGCAGAAGGTCGAACCCGAGATCTTGTCCATGTTATATAATATGGCAGATTGTACAGTCAATATTTCAGATGCCGAAGGGTTTGGTTTGGCAACGTTGGAATCTCTTGCGTGCGAAACTCCGATTATTGTTAACATGACCGGTGGCCTACAGGAACAAGTTACTGACGGAGAAGAATTCTTCGGCATCGGCTTAAAACCAACATCGAAAGGTATCATAGGATCCCAGGAAATACCATGGATTTACGAGGATAGACTTTCTGAAGAATCTGTTGTTGATGCGCTATTAAAAATATATAATATGTCGGAAGAGGAAAGGAGCGAACTAGGAAGAAAGGGCAGAAATCACGTAATGACAAATTATAATTTTGATAATTTTGTTAAAAGGTGGGATGAGTTATTCACAGCAGTTCACGACGAAAGTGGATCATGGGATACGCGGAAACCGTATGATAATCGTTGGGTTTTAAAGGAGATTGTATGAAAAAGAAAGTATTAGTACGAGCACCGGTACTTACCAGATCAGGGTATGGTGAACATTCGCGATTTGTTTTGAGGGCTTTGCGACAACACGAGGACGAAATAGACATTTATCTACTCCCAGTTAATTGGGGAAAATGCGGGTGGATATATAATGATGACGAAGAGCGCCGCTGGCTGGACTCCTTGATTAATAAGACGGCCCACTACCACCAAGAAGGCAACCCACAGTATGATGCCAGCATTCAGGTTACGATTCCAAACGAATGGGAGCGATTTGCGCCAATAAACATTGGTGTGACTGCGGGGATAGAAACCAACATAGTCGCCCCGGTGTGGCTAGAAAAATGCAATTTAATGGACAAAGTAATTACCATCTCCAATCATTCGAAGAGCGGATTCCAAAACACAGTATATGATGCGGTGCACAAAGAGACTGGACAAAAGTTTCCACTGAAATGTACAACGCCTGTAGAGGTTGTACACTACCCTGTTAAAAAATATGAAGAATCAAAAATCAACTTGAAATTAAAAACGGATTTTAATTTTTTAGCCATGGCGCAATGGGCCGGCCGCAAGAATTTAGAAAATACAATCACTTGGTTTGTTGAAGAGTTCATTGATAATCCTGAAGTCGGCCTCGTTGTAAAAACGTTTGCTGAAGGTAATTCTGTTATGGATCGGCATAGAATAGAGGATCGCCTAACAAGCCTGTTGAAAAAATATGAAAATAGAAAATGTAAAGTTTATTTTTTCCATGGCGATATGACGGACCAAGAGATTCATTCTATTTACAAACATCCAAAAATAAAAGCACTTGTTTCTCTGGCCCATGGCGAAGGGTTTGGTCTCCCGTTGTTTGAAGCAGCATATTCTGGGATCCCTGTAATAGCACCAGAATGGAGTGGCCACTTAGACTTTCTCTGCGCGCCAAAGAAAGACAAGAAGACTGGTAATGAAAAAATAAAGCCATATTTCGCATGCGTGGAATATGACATACAACCAATAGCAGATGAAGTTGTTTGGGATGGGGTGCTGGAAAAGGGCGCTATGTGGTGTTATGCACAGCAAGGCTCTTACAAAATGAGACTAAGAGAAGTATATAAGGATTATGGAAGATTTAAAAAACAAGCCAATGAGTTGAAAAAATGGGTATGTAAGAATTTTTCACAAGAAGACCAGTATAAAAAAATGTATAACTCTTTAGAAATAAAAGAAAATTTTGATGTGGAGGACTGGCTAGATAGCCTAGACGTTCAGGTTAATGAATGATTGTTTTTGTAGCTGATTTTTTTGTTAACGAAATCCTCGGCGGCGGAGAACTAAACAACGAAGAGTTCATACAGATAGCCGCACAGCGCCTCCCAGTAAAAAAAATCAACTCTCACAATGTGACGTTAAATTTTTTGTATGAGTACAGAGATGCTAATTTCGTAATCGCAAATTATATTAATTTAAGATCAGACGCCAAAGATTATATAACGAATAATTTAAGTTATGTCATTTATGAGCATGACCACAAATATTTAGTGAATAGGAATCCAGCATTGTTTGAAGATTTTGTTGCCCCAAAGGAAGCGCTTGTCAATTATGATTTTTGTCGGCGCGCCAAAGCAGTGTTGTGCCAGTCCGCCTTCCACTCCAACATCGTTAGAAAGAATTTAAATTTAAGCAATATAGTGAATTTAGGGGGCAATTTGTGGTCTAAAGAATCTTTGGATGCAATAGAACAGTATTCCAACAAAGAAAAAAAGGACGTCTGCTCTATAATGGATTCTCAAATATCTCATAAAAACACCAGGGAGGCGGTGTTATATTGTAAACACAAAAATTTAGAATATGAATTGATAGGAAAAAATGATTACCTAACATTTTTAGATAAGCTAAGCAATAACAATAAGCTGGTCTTTTTTCCAAAAACCCCGGAAACTCTGTCTAGAATTGTTGTCGAGGCCAGGATGATGGGTATGAGCACGATTACAAATAAAATAATTGGCGCCACCGGAGAAGAGTGGTTCTCTATAAAGGGGAAGGATTTAGTTGACCACATGAGAGAGAAACGAACGACGATCACGAATACGATTTTAAATATTTTTTAAAATGAAAATCTTATTAGTTATAAATAAAACATTGTCTAACGGCAAAGCAGAGTGGCTTGATGGCGGCTATTGGAACCTTTTTTTACCACTAGAAAAGATGGGCCACAATGTTCGTCTTTACGATACCGTGAGGGGTGAACGCGCCGAGTTTTCAAAAACAGTAGATACATTTAAGCCAGATTTGATCTTTTGTTGCATGACGGGCGACGCGTCCTTGACGCCAAATGAACCTTGGGAAGAGATAATTCAAGAAACACAAAAAGGTAATTGCAAAACGTTCAATTGGTTTTGTGACGATACTTGGAGGTTCGAAAGCTTTTCTAGCCAGGTTTGTAATCATTTTCATGTGTGTTCAACGCCGGAAATAGAGTATATTGAAAAGTTTAAAGAAGTTGGATATAACAATATTATATTAGGCTTTTGGTATACCAACATTGATTTTTATCCCAAGAAAGCTGTCAAAAAGAACGACATTAGTTTTTGTGGGCAGCTAAATTTAGATAGAAGATATTTTATTAATTATTTAATAGAAAACGGGATAGACGTAAAACACCATCACGGTTTAACGCCCAAAGAGATGATTCAATCGATTGCAGAGTCAAAGATAGGCATAAATTTCAGCAAAAACTATAATGCGAATCCACCAGTGCTGCAAATGAAAGGGAGAATGGTTGAAGTGCCCGCAGCGAATGCTTTATTGTTTACGGAATACGCTCCCGGGTTAGAAGAGCATTTTATAATCGATAAGGAAGTTATAACCTTTAAATCATCATACGAGATGTTTAAAAAAGCTGATTTTTTGCTTAAAAACCCAAAGATAATAGAAGAAGTTGCTAATAACGGGCATAAAAGATTTCTGAAAGACCACGAATCTATGGTGCGCTTGACCAGTGCAATAAACAAGATAATGAAACTATGAAAATATATATTAAAGAACACAAAAACCATGCGGGGAAATGGATATACGCCGGATATAAATCAGCCTGGGAACAGTTAGGATACGATGTTGAATATTATTCTGACTTACACGACATCAAAGAAGAAAATTATCAATTAATGGCAATTGATGCAGATGTAAATTTTAGCAACATTTCTAAACTAGAGAAGGCTGACAAAGTCTATCTATATGTACAGCCTAATCGATTTCCGCTTCCATGGGGGTCTCACCCTAATTTTGTTAGCCTTTGTCACCCGAGTGTCATCGATGAAATCATAAAGATGGATAATGTACATAAATGGGCTTTCGGCATCATCACCGACTTTCACGATAAATGGGGGGACGTAAATGAAATACCTTTAGCTTTTGATTCAGTTAATTATGCACCGGCAGAAAACGAAAAATATCAGTTTGATGTGTGCTTCATTGGAGGCTGGGCGAACAACGGGTTTGATGAAAAACGAAAAATAATGATACAGCACTTATCACCATTTAAAGACTCTGGTCTTAAATGTGGGTTCTTTATCGATAGGGGGATATCGCATGCTGAAGAAAATTTAATTTTAAGCAATAGCAAGCTTGCAATAAATATACACGATGCGTATCAACGCACCTTGGGCCTAGATACAAACGAAAGAACTTTCAAATCTTTAGGGTTGACAGGCCTTTTAGTTAGTGATACTATCAGTCAAATAGAAAACTTATTCCCAGAGATGCCAATGTATGATTCACCAGACGAAATGATGAATTTAGTTAAAAAATATATTGACATGGCACCTCAAGATGTGGTAGACTTAAAGCTGGCGAATAGAAAAAAGATCTTAGACGACCACACCTATATTAGTCGTGCTAAGTACATGAGAGACTTATAAATGGTAATATTTATTGATATAGACGAAACAATCTGCATATCCCCAGAGGACAGGGATTATAATAAATCTGTACCTATTGTAGAAAATATTCAAAAAGCAAATAAGTTATATGATGACGGCCATACTATAATATACTGGACAGCTAGGGGTACCGTCACTGGTATTGATTGGAGACAAACAACGCAAGAACAATTTAAAAAATGGGGCGTTAAACACCATGAGCTTAAAATGGGAAAACCGTATTATGATGTTTTTATTGATGACAAGAATATGAATGTGAAGGATTGGAATGAAAGTAGCTTTAGTAATACCGAGTTATAACTCGTCTGATTTTTTGTCTGACTGTGTACAATCTGCAACTTCACAATCCTACGACAATTTAAAAATTTATATATATGATAATGAAAGTATAGACGGCAGTTATGAGTTGGCTAAAAAATTAGCTAGCGAAAATAAATTAATCGATGTGGTACAAGTAAAGAATTTTTATAAAAATTCCTACAGAGAGGCTTTTGACCACTCTTTCGAAAATTTAGATTTTGACTACATAACTTTTCTAGCGTCAGATGATTACATTTCAAAAGAATATATTTCTTCTTATATGTCGATAATATCTAAAAGCTCAAATAATATAAAGTGTGTTCAAAGCCACGCACAGGGAGTTATGAATGGCAGAATAATAGATACTTTGTCTCACAGCTACAAAAGCTTAAGTTCATTTAAAAAGCAGTGTTTGATTAAAAGCCCTGTAGTGACGCCAACCGTCATGTATCACAAATCAATATATGAACATTTAGTACCTCAAGCACATATCAGCAACTCTGTTGCGTTTGCCGGCGCCGAAGACTATGACACGTATTGTAACTTGGCGGATAAGGAAATATTTATTTATCCAATACCAAAAATGTTGGGATATCATTATAGATGGCATACCAAACAAAACACCTGGCAGGTTAAAAAAAATAAAGAAAACATAGACTATGATAAAATGATACAAGAATATTGGAGTGAAAAATGGAAAGTTTAATAAAAGAAAATATTTTTAAAGATCTGTTCGTTCTTGAATTAGCTAGTAATCACTGGGGTAGCCTAAAGAGAGGAAAGCAGATTGTTAAGCAATTTGCAAAAGTGGTAAAGAAACACAACATCAAAGCCGCCATAAAACTACAGCTAAGAGATTTAGACACCTTTATACATAAAGACCACACAGGCGATGGCGCAAACGTTGAGCTAAAGTCGCTTCCAAAAAAAACCAGATATATACAAAAAATATCAAGAACTAGATTGTCAAATCAAAATTACAAAAAGCTAATAGAATACATTAAAAAGATGGGCTGTATACCAATGGCAACACCATTTGATGAACCATCAGTTGATCTTTGTGTAGAAATGGGACTTGGCATACTTAAAGTGGCTAGTTCTGATATCAATGATTGGTTGTTATTGAATAAAATGGCCTCGACAAAACTACCAGTCATTGTATCAACCGGCGGCGCCAGTGAAAAGCAAATCGACGATTTTGTAAAATTCTTTAAGAAAAGAAATGTTCCCATTGCAATAAATCATTGTGTTTCAAAATACCCTAGTGAAGATGGAGAGCTAGAGCTAAATCAGATTGATTTTCTTAAACAAAAGTACCCAGATATAACTATTGGATTTTCTACTCATGAATATACAGACTGGCACTCTTCCATGCACATTTCATACGCTAAAGGAGCCAGAGCTTGGGAGCGGCACATAGACATTCCATACCCAGAAGGCCACGAACAGAAAGAAATTACAAAATATTGTTCCACCCCTGAGCAGGTGGATATATGGTTTTCTGCGTTTAAAAAAGCTAAAATTATGTGTGGTTCAACAAACACAAAAGAGCGAAGGATAGTCGATAATAAAGAAGCAAAATACTTACAAGCTTTACACCGAGGTCTTTACTTGAAAACAAGCTTAAAGAAGGGTGATGCTATAACTTTAGATTGTTTATACAGCGCTGTGCCTTTTCAAGCAGATATAAACCACTTAAGCAGTAGAAACTTTATTAATGAAGAGTATATATGTACAAAAGACATGAAAAAAGACGAACCACTCACAGCAGACAAAATAGCATGAAAGTCTCTGATATAATAATTAATTTTTTAGAAGTAAAAGGAATTTCAGATGTTTTTTGTATTTCTGGGGGTGGATGCATACACATTGTTGATTCTTTAAGAAAAAGCAACAAAATACAAACAACTTGTGCGCACCATGAACAAGCTTTATTGATGGCCGCGGAAGGATATACTAGGCTTTCAAACAAAGTGTGTGCAAGTGTTGTAACCACTGGCCCGGGCAGCACAAATGCAATAACAGGCTTATTGGGAATGTGGACTGATAGTATCCCTTCAGTTGTAATATCGGGTCAAGTTTCTAGATCCCAAATGTCAAAAGGAACGGGCTGCCGCCAAATAGGAGATCAGGAATACGATATTATTAAAAGCGTCTCCTCGATGACTAAGTACGCTAAAACAATCAACAATCCCATTGAAATTGTTTCAGAGCTGGAAAAAGCTTTTGATATTGCAACCAGCGGTAGACCGGGCCCAGTATGGCTTGATATACCATTGGATGTTCAAGGCGCCGCGGTGCCTGATAATTTAGTGGTGTATAAATCTCAAAAAAAAGAAAAAAATATTTTAAGTAAGGAGCAGGTCGATAGTATCGAAAGCTTATTAAAGCAAAGTAAAAAACCTTTGTTTGTCGTTGGAAACGGTATAAGACTATCAAATAGTTATGATCTGTTTAATCGCTTGCTAGAATCTTTCAATATCCCTGCAGTCACTGGTCCGCACTCTGGTGTGGATTGTATTGACAATACTTATGAATATTATATGGGAAGAATAGGTATCTTAGGGCAAATTACTTCAAATAAAATAGTGCAAGATGCCGATCTTTTAATATGTTTGGGGACTAGACTCCCAGTCAAAATGACTGGATATGATGTTAGTAAGTTTTCCCCCAAATCAAAAAAAATTCTTGTCGACATAGATGAAAATGAAATCAATAAACACAATTTCAACGTTGATTTAAAAATACAAATGGACTTGAATACTTTTTTAAATCAGTTTAAAAATATTGATTTTAAGACGGATATCCACCGGTGGAGAAGTGATGTAAAACAAATAAGGTCGGAGCAAAAATATTATTACAACAAACATGAGTCTTTAAAAGATTATGTTAGTTTTTACTATTTTACAAGCAAAGCTAAAGAGTATTATGGAGACTGCCCTATCGTAACCAGCAATGGCACCGCTCATGTTGTTACTTTACAAATGTATAATCTCAACAAGAACCAAAGAATGTTTACTAATGTTGGCTGTGCTAGCATGGGGTATGGACTGCCCGCGGCAATTGGCGCCAGCATAGCTAATAAAAAAAGTAAAACAATTTGCATTGAGGGCGACGGGTCTATTATGATGAACCTTCAAGAGCTACAAACTGTTGTGAGTGAGCAATTACCCTTAAAAATAATATTAATAAATAATGAAGGATATCTTTCTATTAAAATGACACAGGAGTCTTTTTTCCAGGGAAAAGAGTTTGCTAGTGGTCCGAATAGCGGTGTTACGCTGCCAGACATGGAAAAAGTTTCAAAAGCTTTTGACATACCATATTTTTCTATAAAAAACAACAGTCAGATTGATAGTATTATGCTAAAGGCAATGTCTAGTTCAGGCCCTTCGATTGTAGAGGTTTTTGCTCATCCTTTCGAAAGACATGAGCCGAAAGTCATGCACAAAGGAATCGGCCCCGATGGTAAAATAATACCTGGCGAATTGACAGATATGAAAATCAGAGAGGGGTTTTGATATGAAAATACTGTTAACTGGCAATACCGGCGGCATTGGAAGCTGCATTGAAGAAAAACTGAAACAATGTGGAGTGGACATAGTTGGCATAAACAGCAAAATTTGTGATTTATCAAATGTGAAAAACATATCTTACTTTTTACGAGATCACGAGTGTTTTGATGGTATGGTCCACTGTGCAGGCGTAAACCCGATTAAATCATATAAAGATATAAAACAAGAAGATTTTCAAAAAGTTTTTAATATCAATACCTTTAGTTTTATAAAAATGTGCCAAGACATTAATTTTTCTGATGGAAGCAACATAATAGCTATTGGTTCGCTGTGGGCGACTGGTACAAAGGAAGGTAGAGGACAATATTCCATGACTAAGCACGCCTTGTATGCTGCAGTTAAATCTTTATCTTTGGAAATGTGTGATGATAATATAAAAGTCAATATGATATCTCCCGGCTTTGTAGACACGCAGATGACAAGGGATAATAATTCTATAGAAACTATAAAAAAAATAAACAAATATATTCCTTTGGGGCTAACAAAGCCCATAGAAATTGCTAAAATGTGCGAGTACTTGCTAAAAAATAACCAATCCATCACTGGACAAAATATTATTATTGATAGCGGGTATTCAATCAAAAATATTTAATTAAAGCGGAATAAAAATGAATTTTAAAATTGATAACAAAATATTAGAAGTACAAAGCTTTTATGAAAATAGATTTGAAGTTGCATCTCAGCCAATGAAGTATCTTGTTTCTTTAACGGATAGAGAACCTTTGGAGTGTGTTAAAGAAGTATATGAAGGTGGCGATGTTATCTTAATAGATAAAAAATTAGTTCCTTTGTATGGTTTTAATTCTTTGAACAATGCAGTCATATATTCTGTTGAAGCGACTGAAGAAAATAAAACTATTGAAACATGCCTAGATTTAGTTAAGTTTTTATCTAGCAATGGCTTCAATAAGGGAAATACGTTACATGTTATCGGCGGCGGCATAATCCAAGATATTGGATCATTTACTGCTGCTGTATATAAAAGAGGTGTAAAGTGGATTCTTTTTCCATCTACTTTGTTATCCATGGCAGATTCCTGCATTGGAGGCAAAAATGGCATTAATTACAACGGGACTAAAAATCAATTAGCGCTTTTTTCTTCCCCAGCCTCCGTTATAATATGTACCAAATTTATAAAAACCCTAGAGAGTAAAGAAATAAAATCTGGCTTGGGCGAGGCTTTAAAACTATTGTCCATGGGTGGCTCTAGTTTACTAAATCAATATAAATCCATGGTTAAAAATGGTAAAGTTGTAGATGACTCATTCTATCTTGATATTATTAAAAACTCACTTGCTGTAAAAAAAGAAGTAATAGAGGTTGATGAATTTGAATTAACCATAAGACAATGTTTAAACTATGGCCATACTATTGGCCATGCACTTGAGACTCTTTCAAAACATGACATACCTCACGGTGAAGCTGTTGCCATTGGTATGTTATTGGTAAACAGACTTTACAACACAAATACTGAAAAATTAGATACAGCATGTAAAGAGCTGATAGATTTTAAAAAATTAAAAAATGTTGACTTAACAGGATTAAAAGACCTCATTCTCAAAGATAAAAAAACCTTTGGCAATCAAACAACATTTATAGTATTAAAAGAATACGGTGAGACTGTTTTCATAAAAGAAACAATAAACGATGAGTTCATTGATCGCATCATCACAGAAATAAACAATATAAAATGAAAAATTTATTATTTATAGATTTTGGTGCATCTAGAATAAAAAGCATTGAATATAATGTAGAAAAAGATTTATTTTATAAACAAAAAGAAGTGCCATCGCCATTTCTTTATAAGCACGCTATACCAAAGGATGAAGTTTCTAATGTTTTAACAAATGTTATGAAAAAACACGATAGTTTCGACGCTGTTTTTATATGTACCATTTTAGGGGGCGGCTATGTCGACGATATATATTATTCATGGAAATCTAGTAAAAATGTAAAAAACAAAACTTGCCTTATTAGTCATATATTTAAACACGACTCCACATACCATCTACACAAAGATCACGGTGGCCTCCAAGACAGAATAAAGCAGCTGGGCATTTTGAATGAAAAAATAGTATACAGCGCGCTCGGTGATACTGATTGCGTTAAAAGATCTTTTTTATTGAAAAATGATGAATGTATTGTTAATTTGGGCACCGGATCCCAAGTTATCAGAAACAAAAGTATTATAAAGTATATACCCTCTGGAAGAGCTTTAAATTGTTTTGAAAACTTTTTCAAAAACCTTGATGTTAACATGTTTGAGATATTTAAAAATTTATCTACGGACCAATTAATAGCATCAGATATGAATTTTAATCTCAATATCTTCGAACAAGCTTTACACTACGATTCAACTGTTTGCGGCTCTATAACAAATATAAGAGAAGATAATTTTACTTTAATAAATTTTATCTGTTCATTGTTTAAAAATTATTTAGATCAATATATTCCATTAATAAAAAGCAATAAAAAAATATATTTGACCGGGGGCATATCAAGAAAGTATCCCGTAATAAAAGAATATTTCAAAGTAAAAACAAACGCTGAAGTTATTTTAAATTCAAGACACATAGAGGATACCTTTTTGGGTATTAAAGAAAAGGTGCTAGCAGATTATGAACATATTAATCACGGGATCTAATGGATTCATAGCCAGAAACATATCAAAAAAAATAAATAAAAAACATAATATTATCGAAACCAACAGAAAAACTTTAAATGTTTTAAATACTGAAATGGTGACTGATTTCTTAATAAAAAACGATATCAACTTTGTTATACACACAGCAGTGTCTGGGGGCCGTAGAACTAAACAAGATGAGATATCCGTATTAATAGATAACTTAATAATGTTTAGAAATTTTTTGATAAATAAAGATAAGTTTGATGGGCTGATACATTTTGGCTCAGGGGCCGAGTTTGACCGCAGAACAAGTATAAGTCTAGCAAAAGAGAGCACTGATGCAAATCCCATAGATTATTATGGGCTTTCAAAGAAAATCATCAGCAATGAGATTAAAAATACAAATAATTTTTTTAACTTGAGAGTCTTTGGGTGTTTCGGGCTCGATGAAAAAGAAGACAGGTTTATAAGATCGTCCATCAAGAATGTCAGAAGTGGCAAAAAAATAAAAATACACCAAAACCGCAATATGGATTTTATATCTGTAGATGATCTTTGTCTGGTAGTAGATCATTATATTGAAAATTATCACAAAAAAACACTACCAAAAGATATAAACTTGTGTTATAATAATCAAATGTCCCTGTTGGACATATCAAATAGAATTAACACGCTATTAGAAAAGCCTATAGAAAATGTTCTTATTGAGAAGAGAGGGAACAATAACGACTATAGTGGCGATGGTACTCTATTGGAACAGCTAAATTTAAAATTAAGTGGTTTTGATAAAAGCTTAACAAAGATTATTAAAGGTGTATAAATGTCGGAAAGAATAAATAAAATACTTGATTTAGTTGAAGAACACGTAGAAGAGAAAAATAAAAGTACCTGGAAGCCAGGAGAAGATTGGGTGTCATACTCAGGCCCTGTGTTCACATCAGATGAATATAAAGCTGCAATAGAAGCGTTATTAAGCGGTTGGCTGATTTTTGGGGAAAACGGAAGACTTTTTGAAAAGGAGTTTGTTGATCATTTAGGCAAGAAACACGGTGTGTTAACAAATTCTGGAAGCTCTGCTAATCTTTTGATGGTCGCTTCTTTAACTTCACAAGACAACTATATCAAAAAAAGATGGAATCTTGAAAAAGGCTCCAAGTTTATAACCCCAGTTGTTTGTTTCCCAACCACAGTAAATCCTTTAATCCAGTGCGGATTCGAACCGGTCTTTGTGGATGTTACCTTACCAGATGTTAATTTAGACTTAGATGAAGTGGAAAATCTGCTGAAGAAAGACACTAAGGGAGAAATTAGGGGGATAGTCTTTGCTCACGTTTTAGGAAACCCTCCGGACATGGATAGATTAATGCATTTGATAGAAAAATATAATTTAGTTTTTTTAGAAGATACTTGTGATGCTCTTGGCTCTACATATGATAATAAAAAACTAGGATCTTTTGGTCACATTTCAACTTGTTCTTTTTTTCCTGCGCACCATATGACTATGGGAGAAGGGGGCTTTGTCGCGACCGATTCAAATAAAATGAGACAAATTATTTCAAGCTTTAGAGATTGGGGCCGTGCCTGTTATTGCAACACTATTTGCCCGGGAAATGTAACGTCACGTACTGCATGCGGCAATAGATTCCAATCTTGGCTCCCGGGCGCCCCAACCGCTGTATATGATCATAGATATGTTTTTGATGAAATCGGATATAATCTCAAGCCCTTAGACATCCAAGCAGCCATTGGTTTGCAACAAATTAAAAAGCTTGATTATTTGGATGAAGCAAGAAGAACTAATTTTAAAAGAATGACAGAGATATTTTCTGAACATTGCGATAAATTGCATTTACCAGTTGCAACAGAAAAAGCCGATCCAAGTTGGTTTGCTTATATGATGACGGTTAAGAAAAAAGCCAACTTCAAACGACAGGATCTTGTAAACCACCTTGAAACAAACCGAATACAAACACGCTCTTATTTTGCGGGCAATATTCTTTATCACCCGGGTTACCAGAAGCTGGCAAAGAAGTATGGAAATCTACAACAACGATTTCCAGTTGCTCACCACGTTACTTTTAACTCCTTCTTTCTAGGAACATATGCTGGCTTGACAGAAGAGAAGATAAGCTATATTGGAAGCGTGGTTAAGGATTTTTTTAAATGAAAGTGGTATATGTGACAGGCTGTTTGGGCTTTATTGGCTCTTATATAACCAGAAAGTGCCTTGAAAAAGGTTGGATGGTGCGTGGAATAGATAAAGTAACATACGCAGCGAATGAAAGCCTTTTGGGTGAATTTGAACAATACGCCAATTTTGTTTTTGAAAAAAAAGATATAAAAGATTTAAGCTTTTTATATGATTGTGATTATGTCATTAACACCGCTGCCGAATCTCACGTTGGAAATAGTATTATAAACAGTGATGAGTTTATTAGTAGCAATATAGTTGGGGTTAAGAACCTGCTTGATCTAGTAAGGCATAAGCCAGAAAACTGTAATAAAAGACCAATATTTTTTCACTTCAGCACAGATGAGGTTTATGGAGATATTGATGAAGGAGCGCATACGGAAAAAGATTTATTAAAGCCCAGCAATCCTTATTCCGCGGCCAAGGCAGCAGCTGACATGCTAGTGCTTGCTTGGGCAAGAACATACGGTGTTGAATATGTAATTTTAAGGCCGACCAATAATTATGGAATAGGCCAATATCCAGAAAAACTTATTCCGATTTCTATCAAAAATTTGATGAGAGGTAGGAAAATTAGACTCCACAATAATGGCACGCCTGTTAGGAGTTGGTTGCATGCAGATGATACTGCTGAAGCTGTCATAACCATTGTAGAAAGTGGTAAAATAAATGAAATATACAATGTTGCTGGCGGCTTCGAGCAGACTAATATCGATACGACTAAAAAAGTTATCAACAGTTTTTATGGAACTTTAGAAAACTGGCAAGAAAACATAGATTTTTCTTATTCACGCCAAGGCCAGGACGTGCGTTATGCTTTAAACGATGATAAGCTAAGAGCTTTAAGCTGGCGCCCAAAAAAGATTTTTGATACTGAAATAGGTAAAATAGTAGAACATTATAAAAAAAACTGGAGATGGTAATATGAAAACAGGTTGTTTAATATATTTTTATGGTAAAAAATATGAAAATATTGGACTATGCGCCTTAAATAGTTTTAAAAAGCACCACCCAGAGATTATGCTACATCATGTAAACGAGTTTAACGAAAGTGAATATGAAGTAAGTAATTTTAAAGATACAGCCGGCTGCGGCGTATATAAATATATGCTAGCTGTTGAAATAATGAAAAAGAATAATTACGAAAAATTTATAATATTGGGCGCGGATACTATAACATGTGCCAGATTAGATGAATTTTTAGATGACAATGAACACGATATTTTAGCTTCGCTAGATTATCCCTATCAGTTGTCTGAATGTGGTATAATACTTTCTCCAAACCATGAAACACATTTAAATGCAGACGTGGTTTGTTTTAATAAGATAAGACCTATTATTGATATTATAAAAATATCTAAAAATTTTCCAGCATATGCGGAACAAGGTGGTTTAAATTATGTTGCATGGTCAAACAATTATAAACATTCTTGTAAAATAGTTGATGGGCCTTATTTAAAAAGCAATGTTGTTTATAATGTTCGTTCAAAAGGAAATATGTGTCTTCCATATGAATATCAAGATCATTCTGCAACAACTGGCGAACCACCAAAATTTCCTCCTTATGAAAAGCCATGGGGCCCTCATTTAAATAAATTTTATGTTAAAGATAAAAAACTTTACACTAAAGATCATAAACAAATAAAAGTATGGCACTATTGTGAGGGTCTTGGTAACTTAAACGAAGAAAACTTTGTTAAAATAATGAATAATTATATTTTTAAATGGTTTAATAAAGAAACCAAACAATTTTTCAAGGAACAGTGTGGCGCCGACGACTTCTTCGAAAAGGAGTTTACACTTTAAACAATGAAAGTTTTAGTAACAGGGGGGACTGGGTTTGTAGGTAAGAGATTACAAAAATATAGACCAGAGTGGATTTATGTCTCCTCCAAAGACTGTAATCTTTTAAACAAAGACGACTGTAATTGGCTTTTTAAGGAATACAAACCAGATGCAGTAATACATTTAGCGGCCAGAGTAGGCGGGATCAAAGAAAACAAAAACAACCAGGCGTCTTTTTATTATAAGAACACTATAATAAATACAAATGTGCTAGACTGTGCATATAAAAATAATATTAAAAAAGTTTTATCTTCTTTAAGTACGTGCGCATTTCCGGATGTTTTACCAGAATATCCATTCACCGAAAAGGACCTATTCAGAGGCCCTCCAGCACAAACTAATTTTTCATACGGATATACAAAAAGATCTCTTCACGTACAAACCATTTCTTATAGAAAACAATACGGTGTAAACTATTCTACGTTTTGCCCTTCGAATATTTATGGCCCCGGAGACAATTTTAATAATGAGAGTTCTCATTTTATACCAGCCTTAATTAGAAAGTATTCAGAAGCCAAAGATGGAGACACATTAGAATTGTGGGGAACTGGAAAACCATTGCGGCAACAACTTTACATCGACGATCTAATAAAGATTATACCTTTGTTGCTGGAAAAGCACAATTCTGGCGCGCCCATAATAGTGGCGCCAAATGAAAATTTGTCGATATCAGAAATGGCAAATATATTGCATAAAAATGTCAAAAAAAATGTTAAAATAGTTTATAATAATAGACTAGATGGACAATTCAGAAAAGACGGATCAAACAAAAAATTGCTTAAATTGTTAGGTGGTTTTAATTTTACTAAGTTTGAGGACGGCGTCACAAAAACATATGAATGGTATAAACAAAACAAACAATAAAACAGCAATCGTAACAGGTATCACTGGCCAAGACGGCTCTTATTTAGCGGAGCTGCTTTTAAAGAAGGGCTATAAAGTTGTTGGCCTTAAAAGAAGGTCTTCTGCAATATGCACAGGCCGGATCGATCATATTTTCAGCTCTCCAAATCTTGAAATGGAGTACTATGATTTAAGCGATTCTGGGAAAATTTGGGAAGTGCTGCACGAGTACCGTCCGGACGAGATTTATAACTTGGCAGCCCAATCTCATGTTAGGGTTTCGTTTGATATTCCCGAGCACACTGTTGATGGTATTGCCATGGGTACATTGCGGATTCTAAACGCCATGAAAACAGTAGTCCCGGACGCCAAGTTTTATCAAGCATCTTCTTCGGAGATGTTTGGGGATAACCCCAACCACCCATTCAACGAAGGGTCTAGGCTTATGCCGGCCTCCCCATACGCTTGTGCCAAAGTATTTGCTCACAGCCTGATTAGAAATTATAGAGAAAGCTATAATTTACATGCATCGAGCGGGATTCTTTTTAACCACGAATCGCCAAGAAGGGGAGAAACGTTTGTTACAAGAAAGATAACAAGAGCCGCGGCCTCCATCAAAATGGGGCTACAGGACAAATTATATTTAGGCAATTTAGATGCTAAGCGAGATTGGGGCTTTGCTGGCGACTATGTTGAAGCGATGTGGCTTATGTTGCAACAAGAAAGGCCAGATGATTATGTTATATCAACCGGAAAGACATATTCTGTTAGAGACTTTTTAGAGTGTGTTTTTGACATATCGGGCCTCGGAGATCCAATGAAATATGTAGAAATCGATCCAAGACTCTTTAGACCACAAGAGGTACCGTATTTAATTGGAGACTCTACAAAAGCGAAAGAAAAATTAGGATGGACCCCTAACGTTACACTCGAAGAATTGGCAAAAATGATGTATGATTCCGATTGGAATGACCTATGCCAAACACCAAAAATTAATAGCATTTAAGAAGATATAAAGGAGAATAATATGTCACAAGAAATGAATTTATCTGATCAGGCCGTGGGGGCCCTCATGATGGCTCTTCAAAAAAGCCTGCTTGAGCAAAGCGATATAGTACCCGTATTAAAGAATTTTAAAGTTAAATTATCTGAAGAGGGACTTATTGTGCTGAACCCACCTATTGTTAAGTTCGACGAGGATGTGCGTGAAAATTTACAACTATCTCTTGACCTTGACGAGCGACCAACCTCATAATGCCTATTTATATTTATGGCTGTGAAAAGTGTGGTTGCGAAACAACAGTTAGCCACTCCATGACTGAAACAATGGAGTACTGCGACGTATGCGAAACTATAGGCACTCTTGTTAGAAGACCTTCTATGTTTTTTAGCCCAAAGAACGAATCAGAACAAAAAGAAAAACCCGGGTCTTACGTCAAAGAATTCATAGAGGACGCTAAAAAAGACCTCAACAAACAAAAAGAAGAGTTAAGTATTAAAAATGATTGAAATAATACTAGGATTATCTGTTTTATTAAATGTGATTTTTATATGGTATCTCATTAAGTTGTTAAAAAGGTTTCTTAACGTCTCTGACGAACTAGAAAATCTTTTTGTTTTTTTGGAAGATTACGCGAACCATATAGAATCTGTATACAAATTAGAAAGATTTTATGGCGACGCCATATTAGAAAATTTGATGAAACACTCTAAATCTGTAACGGATTTAGCTAAGAATTTTCGATCCACTTACGACGTAGAATACGAAATTCCAGAAGATGAAGAACATTACGATGAGGAAGAATAATATATGGCAAGAAAAGGAAAGAAGAATCATTATTTTACGAAGGTCCACGAAGAAGCTATTATAAATTATTGCCTTTCTAAAGACTTTCGTATAAAAAATGAATTATATAATACATATATAGGCCCAGCCTTTAATGAGTTGGTAGATAAAATTGTTTATACTTATAAGTTTACAAATTTACCAAATATCGATTACTTGAAAGAAGACTGCAAAAATTGGTTAATTACCGTGCTTGATAAGTACGATCCGAATAGAGGCTCCAAGGCCTTTTCGTACTTTAGTGTTATAACAAAAAATTGGTTTATTCATAAAGTTAAAAAGAACGTTCAGAGAGCCAAAAGAGAAATGATAATCGAAGATTGTTATGTCGCGACACGAACCATCAAAGACGTCAATCACCCCCTTGTGGTGCACAATACCTACGTCCAAGATAGTATAAAGAATGAATTTTGGGAAGCCTTTAGAGGACAGGTAAGCGAATGGGAAAAACTTCCTGTGCGCAATAATGAGAAAAAGGTAATTCAGGCGGTTAAGATTTTATTTGAAGAGTCTGAAAACATAGAAATTTTTAATAAAAAAGCTATTTACTTGTATATAAGAGAAATTACCGGCTTGAACACAAAACAGGTGGTCAGTAGTTTAAATAGAATTCGTGCGCGCTATAAGGATTTTAAAATCAAGTGGGACAAAGAATAAAAAATGTTAATGAATACATCGAAGAATCGCTTTCCAACATAAGAGATGACCGCGCTGTAACATCAAACCTTTTAACAGATCTATTAATAGAAATGAAAAAAGCGTCTGATATCGAAACTCACAAACAACTTGGCCTCATTGCATCTAAATACGTCGAGACTCTACAGCGGTCTAATGAACAACTAGTTAAAATTACTGCTATATTAAACAAAAGACAAGAGAATGCCGTTGAATTAGATGAAAGCGATCGGCAAGAGCTTTTTGATATAATTCAAGGGGAGAAATGATTGGATGTCTGAAAATGATATTGATGAGAAACATTTACCATCTCGCCCGCCAGACGCCAATGCACTACTAAAGCTCCCACCCGGAGTACTCAACGAAGGGCTTGACGTTGATCCATCTTCCCCAGGCGCAATCGGCGACGAAGAAAGCGGCTGGTCCATACTACAGCGCGTCGTAGGGGAAGTTTTTAACCCAAGCAAATTAGAAACACAAAAACTATGGAAAGGCGTTTTAATGCGCGTTGACAACCCATATGAAGAGGGCGCCCCCTATACACCAACAGACATTGCTCTTATGGCATCAACCCCCATGAAGGAGAGCACAAAATATAGGCTACCAACGTATAAAATACGGATACCGGAATTACATTTGCCGCTTCCAATACCGAACAATGTTTATGAGCCCACAGCACAGGACCAACTTATTATTGATCAGTACCCTACAGTGCAGGCTATAGATAGATTTGCATCGCGCCAGACAGTTTCTGTAGGAGACGTTGTGTGGGTGGAGGTGCCAAACAGTCGCGCATCATCTTCTGGCTTGTTGTACCGAGGGCCCGTTGATCCAGAAGGGTTAGGAAGAGGCAAATCAGACGGCTCTTCACCAGTTCCCCAAGGCGCCTGCCTGGAGAAGTGTATACAAACTTACCCCAACAGGGGATCAATTGGGGATACCGTCAGCAGAGAAGTGTTGTTAGACAAACCGAATAGCGGCCTTCCACCGGTCGTGCTTGGCCAGGGCATTGTTGACGATAGAATAATCACGGGGGATGTATATAAGTCTTGGGTTGTGAATTTGTTTAAAGCGCTTAAAGCTGAAGGGAAATATAAAGGATTAGTTTGGACAGGGGTTTGCGACAATAACGGCGCAAACGATAGTCTTGGGATGTTGTCGGACGCCGGCCGAAAAGTTACCGAAGGAAAACCTGGCCGCTCAACGGTAATTTACATGCCCGTGGGAACAGATCCAACACAACCATTGGAAATAATATACTGGTTTCACGATAATCTTGGGTTTAGAAACAGCTTGAAAGAGTGGCGAGATCTTTGGCGCGCATCATTAAGCGAAATGACAAAAAAGAAGGCACAAAGATTAAATGGCGGCCGCCGAAATTTTGTTTTTGTGGTACCGGAGATGCCCTGGTCTTTGGAGGGATCCAACATACAAACGGGCGCCCCACGAGCCACCGCACCATCGGGCGCCCCCGCCGGCAGCCCAGAGGCGTACGGCTACAGAGATCGACAGTGGACAATGTGGGGCTTCCAGGGTATTTTGAAAGAGAGTTTTGAGCACGGCGGGAACATCCTAGGGGCATGCAACGAAAATGGAGCGCTCCAGAGCATCATTAGCACAACAACCAACAACACCACCGAATATTTTGATGACTTCCCCGGGGGAGACGCAGGATTTAACCCGCACGGAGACACTCCGAGCTGCAGCCAACAGTATCTCACGCCATATTCCTTCCCATCCCAAGCGCTTGATCTACCTAAACTTACATTTCATAATTATTGGGAGTCTACAGAAGTCGGCGAAGCGGTGGCGACGAACAGGCTGGAACACTTGATTGATCCCAACGCGGATGCAAATATGGAACTTTTTCATGAAGAGGTTATAAGCATTTTAAAGAAACATTTTGGTGCAGTTAGTTCAAACGTGCAGTTAACTCTGGCTGCAGAAGGCCGCGGCGGTGCCGCGATATCTAATTTGGCCCGGATTATAGCCACGGACCAAGAAGGCAAGGTACTTTCTGATAGCACAACAACAAGAACATTTAAGCTAGACATCGGCCCACTCCTAAAACGCCACTACAGAACATACGTGTCTCAGCTAGCCACGCTAGCCCCATCCAAAATTGTTCTTATAAATTCAGACTATAGTAGTGTTCATTATAATTTTTATCACGACAATGATATATATCAGATTGCAAAAGGATGTAATCAGGCGAATCCACCTAAAATAGAAATACACTTAACGCCGAAATCTGTTGCAACAGCCCCCCTTCCACAGAGAGCCGCATCCGCCTTTTTTGGCAGCCTCGCCAACGTTAATGCGATAGATCCCTCGTCACCACCGACTTCATTTAAGGATGGGATAAAAAGATTAAAGCAATTTTATTCTATTTGGGGCCACGTTGGATATTCACTTACCCAGCCGGGCGCCTGTGAAGAGGCACCGGGCGCTTCCACCAACAGTGTCGGCAGCCAAATGGTTATGTACGACGGCGCCACCGCAGCTTTATATTCTTTCTCGCCCGAACAGGCATACGCCAGCAGTCGGTCCATTATATACAAGGGCATTGGTCCCAAGTCCATGGCCAACAAAAATGCGGCCACCATCGGCATTGACCAGTGGAGTATATTACCCTTTCACCTACAAAAGAACCGAATGTTGGAGAATTTTTATAACGCAGGCGCACAGATGATAAGAAGTGAAAAAAATGGCACTTTTGTATTGCCGGCACCTTTTCAAAACATCACGTATAAAGGTTGGCCGGCCGCCGCGGCACAGGGGGCCGTCGGATGGCTAGCCGCAAAGCATCCCCTCCCAACTGCACCACCGGTTGTACACCAAATTACACAAACGGAACAAAACAAAAAAAGTACGATTATAGCATCGGATTCAATTGGCAGCCCAACGAAAAAAGTGTTTGAAAATTTTAATGGAAAGGTAATATTATATTCTTCTGAATTGGCCGGCCCATCAAAGACGGTCGCTATATTGCAACCACATCCCGCCGCAGCGTGGTCGGACTATGAACTCATTTATTATTTCCATGGCGATCTTGGGGCAAACGGCGCCGCAAAAACGTTCAAACCAGCATTGATCAACCAACTTAATACAATAACAGAGACTGAAACCAATTGGAGCGGCCGCAATATTATAGTTGTTTTGGTGGATATTGACCCTCATCCGTATAGCTATAGCTCAAAACTCTGGAAGGATCCTGAAAGGCCAGACGTTACATTTAACAAGTTCCACGAAGAGGTCGTTGGGAAAATTAAGACTAATTTTGCTTGGTGTTACCCAGGGGCCTCTTGTCTCGGCGTTCCACATGAGCCAGCAAAAAATCCAAAATTCTTTACAATTAAGGCGCACGGCGGCGGAAGCCGAATGCTTAAACACGCTATAAAAGACTTAGATGCCAAGTACATAGGAGGAACCGGCGGCCTCCGGAGAATAGATTTTCTTGATGGTAACTGGGGCGCCGAATACGGAATAATTAACACAATTTACAATAACTCAAAGTGGACCAGCAGAGTGACTCCTGGCACAGATTTTGAGATACACATAGTCGCCAGCCCACAAGCATTTGGCCCAAAAAAGATCCCGGCTTCCATCCGCGCCGCAAAATATTTACCTGGAGCGGAGAACGCCAGGCTAGGCGTGTGGGTTACATTAACGAATGTATCTTATGGAGCGCTTCCATACAAGTACTTTTCAGCAGCTAGCAAATTAGACAAAGGCCCAGAAATATCTAATACTGCATTTTTTCTGGCTGAAAAGATGGGCAAGGTATCATGGCCGAATACACTCCCAGCGCCAGGATGGAGCGATTCCCCAGGCCTAGAGGACGCTACACTATTAACTTTTGGCAAAGACGGCAAAGCATATGCACCCGCGGGGTCTCCATACTATGGAATGCACGTGCCGGAATTTGATTTATCTTCCGCGCCGGTATTCTACAAAGGAAAGCTAGAAAATCACACCCCATCGACAGAGCAGGTTGCGCAAATTAGAGAATGCGATATTGAATGCCGGCAAGCCAAAGGTACCACAGCGGAGCCTACGGTGCCATCGTTCCTGACCAACCAAGACTGTAAAACAAATCCGCTGGGACTGATAGAGTATGCCACCTCTCAGTTTAGTAGTATAAAAATCGACCCTCTCACAACGGGTTTCGATTGGGGGGTTGAGAAACTTGGTGATTTTCTAAGGGGGTTAGATTCTGGGGTATGGCTTAAGACAGCATATGTTGACTCTGCGGGTGCCAGGTACCAAAGGCCGACCACGTGGGTTGTCAAAGACATATCCCCACGACAGGCCAACGGTGTTGATCGAGTGAGAGGACACAGAGCCCACAGAGAGGGCATAGAAGCAGATATTGTTTTGCCTCAATTAAATATTGACGGCCTAACACCGGAACCAATTGGCACACCCTCTCTTAAACGTCTCACCTCAAAAGAACTCGACATAGATAAAACCGTTGCTCTTTTGATTTTATCGAACTTAAATGGTGCACGCGTCGTATTTTTAGATAAGAAATTTTTTGGTAAGATTCGGGCCCGCGCCAACTTTATTGCAACTGATGGCCACGGATATGGATCAGAATTAAAAATGGATAAAGCGTTGAAATCGTTTTTTAGAAAACACCTGTTTGGAAAACCGAACGTCGTTGATCAATTGATGCGCCTGTTGCAACACAAAAAGGGCTATGACGATAGGTTAAAAATAAGGGTGCACCGAAAACTGGCATTATATGAGCATAGCAGCCATCCGCGCGATGCTATTAAACACCTTCAAGATCTGGGGTGTGATTATGTCGGTGGTCCAGCTTAAGGAAAAATTGATATATGGAATCAAACACAACAAAAACTAGAGACACAAAGCTTGAACCAAAGGACGGTACGAACCAACCTAAAAATAAGTTGGCGCGCCAAGCAGGTATTGACGGCGACGACAATTTTTATAAAGTACCACAGTTAAATGTTGCACCGTGCGAAACCGTACTTAAGGGGAAGTACGGCTCTCATATTGGTCTTGGGGTTGACAGGTTGAATTCTTTGCAGGGTCGCAAGTTCGGTTCAGGGCTAGGAATGGACGGTCATTTCGGATGCGCAGCGCTGGATATGGTTGCCGGCCTTGGATCATCCGAACAAATGCGAAATAGAGTTCCGGATGTACCAGTGAACCCGGATGTGTTTAGGGACGCCGCGCGCGTGTATCTTTCTCAAAACTGCAACGTGGATGAGCAGTTTCAAATCTCAGATGGCACTATAGGAAATATAAGAAATAAATCGACAGTTGCGATGAAGGCCGATCAACTAAGAATGTGGGCAAATGAAGGCATTAAAATTGGCACCGGCGCCGGAATAAACTCAAAGGGAAGAAAGGTGGTTAGTGTACCGCCCATTGACTTAATGCCGGGAAATACACCACCTGAAATGATGCAGCCGCTTGTTCGCGGCAGAAACATGCAGGCAGCTTTAAATGAAGTGATAGATAGAATGAATCAACTAATGTTAATTCTTGATGACTATATGTATTTTCAACAGATATTTAATAATGTATTGGCCTTTCATGATCATTATGACCCGCTAGCCATGGGCGCCGGTATTATTGCTGGCATTGGGCCCACGGGCTATTTCGGTGGTCGCACCGCAAAAAGCCCCAAGTGTATGGACGCGGGAGCAAAGATGGGAGTCGCCATGACAACACATTTACAGCCTAATGTGACTAAATGGCTCATTGGGCTTGAGGGTACCCGCGCAGAATATTTATGGGAATGTATGACAAAACATATTAATAGTCGACATACAAACACTGGATAACATAAACCAATAAACGAGAAATTATTATGAGATGGTACAAGCAAACAAAAACACATTTATCAGAAGACGAGAATTATTATATTGTTCCAGTGGTTTATGAGCGCATATCTAGTAACGATGCTATAAGCCAATTTTTTGAAAATGGTAAATTGAACCTTTATAAAGAGAGCGGCCTTTTTAGCACCTCCCCTGCGGCAAAAAGCGTGATAGATTCAGCAAAAGGATGGGCCCTCGAAAAACTATCTGTTGACTTGGCAAAAGCAATAAGCTACGATCACCGAAGCGAAGCCTTGGCGAAAGCAACTCTTCCAGAAGACACAGAAACAGCAGAGGCGTGGTACATTGAGTCGCGCCCAAAAGAATATCAAAATTTATTTTTGAAAATAATGTTTGAGAAAAAGTGGGTTGACAATCTTCCTCCAAGGCTCGACCCCTGCGTTGATTTGGGCGAAACAGACCATAGCGTAATGCTTTTTATCAACACCCTACAAAAAGATTTAAAAGACTTGGCTAGTATATTATATCACTTTGATTATCAAATACGAGATTCTAATATTCAAATGTCGTTTGATGCTGTTTGTAACGCTGTAAAAATTGCAGCCGTTCAAGCCGCTTTGGATAACTTGTTGAGGTTGAACGACAAGCCAGAAATGAGCGACCGGTCAAAAGGAGCACTGCAGTTTGGCTTTACAAAATCGTTTGGCCTACAATACATTGCCTATAGTGAACAACCAGATTGCCTGTGTGACAAAGAAAACATTAATGCATATGTTTTAAAAAAGGGAGTGGAGGAGGCGCGCACAACATCTCCTTTTGACTCTTCTACGGCCAACGCTTTGTTGTATTATTTGCCGGAAATAACAAGAAAATATTCTTCATATCTGTCTGGCGGGAAGAACAAGTACCTTTTTGCGGCGCAGCAGTCGTGGCTTAATTTTGTTAAATCTTTTGTATACCCAGCAACAGAGGTTGTATTTGATACATCTGCCACGTCCGAGACCCTTTTTCTTGAAAAAATGGGAGCAGTAAGTGATATAGGCAATGCCTTGAGCGACCTTGCTAAAAAAGGAAATTATATTCAGGACCCAACTTTAATTTTGGCGCCCGATGTGAGACAAAGAATTCTGGCGGCGACTAGCGGCCAAACTGCATATGCCGGCGACGACACTATGTTGAGGGCGATAACCTCGGAAATATATTCGATTACAACGCTTTATGATCGTTTGTTAAATAAAGTGCCGGCCCTAGAGTTGGTTAAATTTGCGGTCGCCGCGATTGTAAAGTGTGTACCCGACAATGAACTTAGAAAAAAATTGTGTAAGACCGTCCTTAAAGGAATGCCGCGGTCTGAGGTTGAAACAAAATTAATTCCATGCCTCCGCGCCAAGGGGTTTATCGGCGCAGTTAATGGGATAACCACTGCAATTGCCGGCCGCCGTAATGAAATGTATGAAATGGCGCGCGCCCGGTGGCCCGAAAAATTTCAGAAAAGCCCCAGCGCCGATTTGATTACAGAAGCAGATATGGCCTCAGTTAGTGATCTTTATTGCGCAGACCCAGAGTTTCAGAAAAAGATGGGTCGACCAGCAGATGATATTTCCGAAGAACTTCTCTTGTGGATAGAACAACAACAAAGCGACGCAGTTTGTGATTGCGTTTTAACAGTTTACGGCCCAGTGCAACAAATACTCGGAGTCGTAGAGGATTTGGCCGAAGATACCGCCGATGTGCTTGGCGCGTTGGGAGACAACAAGGCTAAGTCTGTCGAGTCAACATCAACAATGTCTTTGAAGAGTATTATGGCCCCGTTCCATGCGATCACGGGCCAAAAACACGGCCTCGCCCAAGGCATCGCCGAGGCCATCGGCAAGATGATTTTGCAAATAATACTTGGCGCCGTCATTGTTGTTTTAAACCATGCAAAATCTTCTGTAATGGGAGACTTGATGCGGGACATGTGTGGTGCCCCTGGCAATCCGTTTTCTAGGAAAAATATGACAGATATGATCATGAATTCAAATCTCTACAAAGATCAAGATTTTGCAAAACTAAAGAAAACAATAAAGAAATTAGGTTCTGTGGCCGGCCTAACTGGTGAAATACAGGCTATAATTGATGCAATAAATAAGCTTGGAGAACAGTTTACACCTAGTGAAATAAAGCGCCTCTTTACTACCAAGTGCGGAGATAATTCTTTTGATGAGGGGTATAAAAAGGCATTGGACACTTTTAAAGCCACGGGCGCCATATCTTCAGTTGGCGCCTCCACACCCACTGATGCTTATAGTGGAGCATCAGTGGATCTATGTGCTGCTGGCGATTCGATTGGGCCCATCCACGATTTTTTAGCCAGTGTGGGCAGCTTAATCGACCCGGTTCAGTTCGAAGAGGCCATAGAGGAATGGGAAAAGGCCAAAGAGGAATTGATTGATATTTGTGATCCTGAAGGTACAAATATTTTAGCTGACACTTTAAACGAGGATGCTCTTCGTAAGTTGGCGCAGAAAGATCAAAATGATTTGTTAAATGATATAACAAACATGTTGCCACTACTTGACCCAAGTAAAATAGAAGATATGATACCTCCGTTGGTTTGCGGCCCATGCGCCCCTGCAAAAGTTGGACAGAAACCACTAATGCCAAGCCAAACACATCCATCGGCGCGCTTTCTATCTGATCAACTCCATAAGAATATGTACGAAGCAATTAATGACTTGTTCAACAACAACCTTAGTGGCTACAAGCCGCTTATTTTAAATATCAGCGCAGCCCAAAAAGATATAACTAGGGAAATGATCTCCGGCTCACCCAACATCAGCAAAATGACCCCCACCGCCGCCCTTCCGGGCATCGAGACAGTTCAAGAAAAAATCGCCGCCCATTTTCAGAGCATGCGGGGCCTCATGGCTGATAAGCACCCAACGGGAGTCCCAGGAGTTGTGGGCGCCCCACTTTTGGCTGCGATTGATACGGCAGTTACAATGAACCCAGCTTTGGAGAACCCAGCCAACGCTCCAGAAGGCTACGAAGCTTTTTTGTATAACATCCCGGATTCTCCGTATAAGATAATACTGGTATTTAATTTTTCTCCCGTTCAAGTCAATATGGACCCACCCTATGATGCAATAACAACAGCTGCGCACCAAATAAAAACTGTAGTTTTGGGCCTAGGCAACGAAATTTTATTCGAACATCCTTCTGATGATTTTATAGACGACGAGCCGTCCGTCATAGCAACAAAAGCGCAAACCGTTCGTGATATGACCTTCAACTTGAAAGGGTTTGCCGCCGGCAACTTTTTAGGCGACCTCCCCCTCGTTCAGGACGTGCTACAGGATTATGTTCCTAATATTAGTAATTTAATATTTGAGTCTATTTTGATGGAGGCAACTCATGAAGATTTATTTAAAGCACATACGTTTAACAAGATACCACTGACAGATAGTGAAACCAAAGAGTCGTGCATTTCTGGCACCGGCGCCACGCCAATATTGAATATCGAGGGGGTACGAGAAAAAGTTAACAAGACGGCTCAAGATCTTGAGTGTGTTGTAGGTATGTTTGATACACCGAATGCGCAACAAATTGCAACGATGTATGGCCTTTACAACTTATTGATTAAGATTTGTATTGTTGAAGAATATATGAAAAATATTTTTATTTTTGGATTTATGAAAATAGCGGACATTCTAAGAATTCCTACTTACATGTCATTATTAATAGACAATGTTATTAGTGCTACACAGAATATTTCCGGCCAAGATGGTTATGATAATTTATTAGATTACGCGTCAAAAATCATACAAGGGCGTCAGAATTTAGGAGAATCCATGCAGCGGTATATGAGCTTGCTGGGTATCCAACAACTAGATAACGGCGTTCTTGGCGCCGATGGCAAATCAATAGAAAGGAGGCTTTCCCCGGCCGAATGTTTGAAAATATTGGTTTTAGAAGCAGCAGAAGAAATTAACGACACATTGGATTCTCGCATACACAGCGTCGTAGCAAGCGATTGGAAAAAGTTTACTCAAATAGAAGCCGTCGACGATCTTAATGCAAAACAACAACTTGAAAACAATTTAATAAATTATGTAGTTTCTTCACGGCCAGAATATTGGTCTCCTGATCTTTATCCCCATCACACAGACTACGCAGATAATGCTGATTTTCCCATTATGCGCCAAATCGGCGAAGAAGTGTGGCCAGAGCGCGGCCCGCAAAGCAAGCCGTGGGACGGCGGCCTCTTTTTCCAACCATATATGCGACTCGAATCGAAATTGCCATCAATAGTAGATCCGATTGTAGGCGAAGAAAACATATATTCAGCCACTCAACAATTAGAGCAAAAAAAACAAGGGCTGAATAATTTTTGGCAACGTCTTATGTCTGCTGCCACCGAGCGCGCCAACCAGGGCGCCCCAGATATAACCGGCCCATTGGCGGCGGTGTTTAATAAAATCCAAAATGAAGCCGCGGCTTTCGATGGAGACGTCTCCCAGTCACCGGCTTTTATAAACTTTTTTATATTTTTCTTTATGCCATCCAACAGCATTGTCGCTTCGTCCCCGCTACGGAAGGCGTACACGAGTGTGGTCTCTTCTTTCGATACGAGCCAGGGGCATCAAACCCCTACATTTATTGTGGATGATGCATTTTATTATTGGGAGAAAGAACACCTTGGCACGACTAATGATAAAAGCCCTCATTGGCAAAAAAGAGGTGTTTGTTCTCATAAACAGATCGTCGACTGGGCCACCACACTTGACGCCTCTCCTCTCGACCCTCAGACGTCGATGTCTGGCGACGAGCATCTGCCGACCATGGAGTTCTTGATAAATCATTATGATTACGAACAGGCGGATTTTTATAGCGCGGACTGGAATCCGGATGCAAATATTGCACCTGTGACGGTAGCAACATTAACCAGTAAGCTTTGGAATGATTTGAGAGACTTGGTTCTTTTATCTTCTTATGACAAGTGGTTTGATATTAAATTTGGAATGAGATTAAATTTACTACTCCCAATTGAAGATGATAAACCCTTGAGTTTTCTTAGCACGATAAATGAGGACTTGAACTACGATTCTTATAGCAAAGAAAAGATATTTATTTGGCAAAAAAAATCCGGGGAAAAATTTCTTTGCTTGCCTTTGGCTGTAAATGAGAAAGATTGGAAAGAATTCCAAAAAATCGTTGACCGCTTGCCAAGCGGGCAAGACCTTACGGATCCACGCTTTTCTTTGAGAAGCGTTGCGGCCGCCATAAAAAAAGAATTTGAAGACAAAGAAGGAGAAGGCCAAAACCAAATCTTTAAGGAGTTGAGGGTTGATAGTGAAGAAATTTACTCGATAGCTAATACGCTACCAATCAAGGAAATAACCATGGTTGCAGCATTATTTTATCGGTATTCTATGGATACGGCGTGGCCAAATCTAACTAACTTGTTTGCACCATCTAAAAATATAACCTCAAGGTTTATTGCACAATCAGCAGCAACCGTTAAGCGCGATTATCAGTTTCTAGATTCGGCAGCCACAGATATTAATCCAGACATGCAGCTTGATAGTATTGGAGCGAGCCCTGGAGAGATTGGATGGAAATTCTTCTTGCTAGCTGTTCAGGCGGGCGCAAACACGGTTGATCCGACATGGCAAACCCCATGGTTCCTTCCCGGCCCCCTGACTCCAATTGGTATAATTGCCAAAAGCTTGGCAACCGATTGGACAGAAGACAAGGATCAAAAAGACATGGACCCGAGCTTGGGTGTTACAGAAAAAGTATGTTTACCTCCCCCAGGAGATCCCACCGCAAATCAAACTACCGAGGTACCAACAGAGGAAGTCGACGCTGGCCAGCCCGCCCCCGCAGTAGTATACGCCACCAAACTAGAAGATTGGGTATTGGTTTTCCCGGACGACGATGAGATCTACTCAGACGTATCCTCCTCCACCCTTGCGAAACTCAAACTGACCGTCAAGGGTGTTAAATACACTGGGGTTGCTATGCCATCGGTGGCGCCCGATGATCCCGCGAATGCTATCATCCCACATAAGCCAAATTTCGACAAAGACGCAGACCAAGAGTATCTTATAGCACTTGGATTCCAGGGCTCGAATTTATCGAACCTCGCTGAATATGTTCGCGACGCCATCTATGCAGCGCTGTCGTCACCACCGGGCGTTACGGGTCCATCACCATTTGACCCCACAGTTGATTTTTCAAAAGACGGCCCAGCGATTAAGCTAACACTGGATTGTGGCACCTCTCCGGAAGGCTCGATGTTAGAGGCGTTCGGTATCAAACTTTACGCAGCGGGCGAGGTTCAACTAGGCCCGACGGCTTCCGAGAGCGCAGAATAAAGTACATATTTACTTGAAGAATAATTAATCTAATTGCTAATTATTAAAAAGGAATAGAAATATGCCAATTGGGTTTTCTCCAAGTTTACCATTACGACACGATGCTACTGACGGGTTTTATAAATTAAACAAAACTTTGGGCGCCGTAGTGAAACAGAATTTAAAGATGATTGTGTTAACAACGCCCGGAGAAAGAATTATGCATCCCGATTTCGGTGCCGGCGCTAGAAATTATCTATTTGATACAAAAGAAGAATCGTTCCAGGGTTTGAGAACTAAGATTATACAGCAGGCACGCCAATTTCTACCTTTTATTGAAATTACCGAAATCAATCTTGCTGACGTGAATAAAAGAAGCTATAAAGACACAAACTACATGGGGTTGCAAATTAAATATTATATTTCAAATTTAAATTTAAATGATTCTTTGAAAATAACTGTTTCTAGCAAGTTTTGATTCATGAGGAAAATTAAAGATGCCGAAAGTAAAACCATCTATAAACTATACAAGTCGTGATTTTAGCGCGATTAGAGCAGATCTAGAATCCTATGTAAAAAGATATTATCCGGACAATTACAAGGATTTTACAGAGGCTTCATTCGGCTCTTTAATGTTGGATACCGTGTCTTATGTTGGAGACATTCTGTCTTTTTATGTAGATTATCAAGCAAACGAATCATATCTTGCTACCGCAATGGAATTTAATAACATATTGAAACTTAGTAGCGGGCTAGGGTATAAGTATAAGCCCCACCCATCGTCTTTTGGGGCCTGTAATTTTTACGTAACGATTCCGGCACAATCAAACTTTCCAGCCCCAGACGATGACTATAAACCGATTTTAAAAAAAGGTTCAACCTTTTATTCTACTTCAAATTCTATTTTTACCTTACTGGAGGATGTAGATTTTTCCAAGTCGACGAATCCAATTGTTGTTGGCGCTCAAAATGCAACGACTGGTGCACCCGAAACATATGCTGTGCGCACCTCCGGACAAGTTGTGTCTGGAGAGTTAGCCGTCCAGGAGATCTCAATCGGAGAGTTTCAAAAGTTTCTCCGATTGGGGATAAACGGGCAGAACATAAGTGAGATAGTTTCTGTTTTTGATGACAATGGGAATCAATATTTTGAGGTTGATTATCTTACCCAAAATATTGTGTATGTACCAGTTTTAAACAAGGGGTCGGATACAAGCACGGTACCTTATATAATGAAGCCCGTTTCTGTGTCTAGGCGCTTTATGGTTGATCACACTCCCAATGGGGCCTTTTTGCAGTTTGGATATGGTAGCGAAGAAACACCCGTGGAACTTAAAGACCCTTCAAGCGTTGTTCTGAATCTACATGGGAAAGATTTTGTTTCCGACACATCTTTTGATCCCTCGGTTTTGAACGAAACTGACAAACTAGGTGTCGTTCCAGCAAACACCGTTCTAACAATAATTTATAGAATTAATACAAGTGAAGATGCTAATGCCGCGACCAATACTGTTACAAGGGTCGGATCCGCAAATTTTCAATTTAGCTCACCAGAAGCGCTTGACGAATCCAAAAAGAATCAAGTAATCAATAGTTTGTCTCTTTTAAACGAAGAGCCCATCGTCGGGGACGTTAGCTTAGTATCACCGGACGAGATCAAAGAAAGGGCCCTCGGCAACTTTGCATCCCAATACAGAGCCGTAACAAAACAAGATTATATTAGCATGGCTTATAATATGCCGGCAAAGTATGGAAAGTTTAAAAGAGTAGCCATAGAGTTAGACTCTGATTCATACAACCAAAGAAATATGAATTTTTATGTAGTATCTGAAAACATCGACGGCAAGCTCGTAGCCAGTACCAGCACCCTTAAAAGCAATCTAAAAACCTGGATTAATCAATATCGAATGATTAATGATACAATAGATGTCCTAGACGCCAAAATCGCCAATATTGGTATTGAATTTCAAGCGATCGCATTTCCCGGTGTAAATAAATATGATGTTTTAAATGACTGTGTAGCTGTTTTAAAATCTGTCTTTGACAGAACGTTTTATATTGGCGAGCCCCTGTTAATAACAGATGTTTACCAAACGTTAAAGTCTGTTCCCGATCTGATGGATGTTGTAGATGTTAGCATTACTGTAAAGAACGGCGCAACGTACTCTAGTTCACCAATAAATATTGAAGAGGCGATGTCGGCAGACGGAAGGTATGTAAACGCACCAATAGATACCGTTTTTGAAATTAAATATCCAAACTCTGATATAGTAGGAACAATATTATAATGGCTATTAAAAGATATACAGCAGACGCAGATACAACGATAACAAACGCTTATAAAGCGAATTTATCGACGCGCGGCGAAAGCGGAAACATGGGCCAATCAGACATTCTTGAAGTGTTTTCAATTTATGCGCAGGCCAACACATCTTCTTCTGAGCTGGAAAGAATCTTAATTAAGTTTCCTGTTACAGGCACAAGCGCCGGCTACATTTCATACGATAGAACACAAAATAACATTCCTGCGTCTGGAAGCGTTTCCTTTTATTTAAGAATGTTTAACGCTAAACATTCACAAACCGTACCTAAAGACTTTAAACTAGTTATATCGGCACTGACGCGGTCTTGGGACGAAGGTCTAGGCCTAGATATGGAAGAGTATTCGGACAAGGGCGCGGCAAATTGGCTAACGGCTAGCATGAATGGTACAACGCCAGAAAAGTGGGCGTCCGAAGGCGGCGATTATTATACAGACTCCTCTTCTTCTTTTACTGCCTCTTTTGATACTGGCTTTGAAGACGTGGAATTAGATATTACTCCGTTGGTGGAACAGTGGATTAACAGTTCTGGGAATGTCTTAGGGTCAAAATCGAACTACGGGGCAATCATTAAATTGTCTTCCTCTTTGGAAACCGGCACTGATTCGTATTATACTAAAAAGTTTTTCGCCAGAGGGTCTCAATTTTTCTTTAGGCGCCCTCACATTGAAGCGCGCTGGGATTCTTCCAAAAAAGACAACAGGGGAAGCTTCTATTATAGTAGTTCACTAGCCCCTGCAGCAGATAATTTAAATACAATTTATCTCTATAACTACGTAAGGGGACAATTAAAAAATATTCCTGCCATTGGGACGGGCAGTATTTATGTTAGCATTTATTCTGGTTCTGCTGCTAACACGGCGCCATCTGCATCAAAGCTGCAACTAAGCGCCGGCGGTGATGTTGTTGCGGCTGATCTTTATAATGTATCTGGCGGGTATGTGTCAGCAGGCATATATTCGGCATCGTTTGCGTTTACGGGATCAACCTCTTTAACGCGGTTATTCGATGTTTGGCACAGCGGCACCACCGAATATTTTACCGGGACAATTAATCCAGCTAGCGTGAGTTCCAGCTGGTCGGCACAGTCTTTCAACCCGAGTCAACAATATGTCTCTAAGATTACAAACTTAAAACCCTCTTATTCGAATAAGAATAAATCTGCCCGTTTGCGCCTATACAGCAGAAAGAAGGATTGGAGCCCGAATATTTATAGCATAGCTTCAAATGAAGCTCCCATTGAATTAGTAGAGGACGCTTATTATAAAATATATCGTACCAATGATGGCTTAGATATTATCGCATATGGCACCGGCAGCGACAACAACACGCGCTTGTCGTATGATAATAGTGGTAGTTATTTTGATCTAGATATGTCCCTTTTAGAAGAAGATTACACATATGCAGTTAAATTTGTTTATTATCTTAATGGGCAATACGCTGAACAGCCTGAAAAGTTTACTTTTAGAGTAGAATAATATATGAGCACAGATTATAAAAAGTTATTCGGTCAAAAAGACGTTAGTCTAACAAACACCGAAAGAAGCCAGCTAGGTTCGGAAGTAGAATCCGTCGAATACATGGCGGAGTACTTTAATAGAAAGCAAAAATTCATTCCGCCTGTAGACTTTTCTAGTCCAAAGAACTTTGCACGCTTCGGATCCGCCGAAAAATACTATATCGATGCAATTGATAGGATTTATAAAACCTATCCATACGATGGCTCATTAAAAGAGCGCATCCAGTGGGAATTAAGTTCATCTTATTTAGACCTTCACGTCTTCGAGAACGAATACCCTCGGACAAATGGGCACATTATATTATGCTCCAGCGGCTGGGGCACTCAAGTGCACACATCAGATGGCTACGGAGCAACAGCAACGGCCTCTTACGAATATATTTCTCTTAAGGGTGGCCCGCACACTTCTCAAAGGTCGACTGGTGCAGGCATTCGAGACACAAACGGGGATTATAAAAGCGGTTACGCAAACGTTTGGGATATAGAAAAAAATAGAGAAAGTAATTTAAAAATTGGTGGCACAGATGGAAACACTGTAGAATTTTGGTTAAAAAAAGATGCGTTTTTAGGATCTTCTTTAACAAATCGAGAAGTAATATTCGACCTATATACATCCAACGCCGCATCTTCAAGCGTCGACTATGGGCGCCTAACGGTGGAGCTATCGGCCGCCGCCAGCGGCAGTCCATTCCGTGTCACATATATGTCAGGGACCAGCGGGCTCTCTTATGAAACGATTGGAAGTGGGATCGACACATCTTCCATTGCTGATAGCCTTTGGCATCATTATGCCCTCACTTTTAAAAACACGGGGAGTTCTGTAGAAATAAAGTTGTTCGTCGACTCTGCATGCAATCAGACGTTGATCACGGGGTCTTCAATAAATTATGTAAGCGGCAATATTAATGCAACTATAGGAGCACTAAGCGCAGCGCCATCTGGGACACAAACACCAACGTTAGGTTGGGGTAAATTATCGGCGTCAATGGATGAATTTAGATTCTGGAAAACGAAACGAACTTCCCAGCAAATAGGAAGACAATATATCGAACCAGTGGGCGGCGGCACAAATACGGACGAAGCAAACACACCGTTGGGCGTATATTATAAATTTAACGAGGGAATTACCCAAACCTCTTCTGTTGATAAGGTTGTTTTAGATTATTCTGGAAGGATTAGTAATGGAACTTTTGTGGGATATAATACGTCTGCGCGCAACGTTGGGTCTGCTATGGTCCAATCTGGAAAAGTAACGAAAGAGTTCAAAGACCCGATTCTTTACAATTTCCATCCCGATGTCATAGCGTACAAAAATACTAAGAAAAACGAAGGGCTAACTTATGACTATTCTAATAATTCATCAATTTACTTTACATTGCCGACATGGATTTTAGAGGAAGAAGAAAACAACGAAAGCTCCACATTAAAAAATCTTACACAAATTATAGGTAGTTATTTTGATTCTTTAGCGGCCCAGATTGAAGCCATTCCAAAACTAAAGCACAAGAATTATTTAAGCTCAAGCCAAAAGGCCTACCCATTTTCAGACAGACTGTTGGAGTCCGTCGGCTTTTCATATTTCCCAGAGTTATTCTCCGATGCGACAGCGTTGGGACAATTTCGAAATAGGGACGACAAGGCACTATTCAAACAAAAACTATATGATGTGAAAAATCGCATTTATCAAAACATTTATAATAACATTGTTTATATCTATAAGACGAAAGGCACCGAAAAGTCTTTTAGAAACCTTATTCGTTGTTTCGGATTGGACGACGAAATTTACAAAATAAACCTGTATGGCAATCGCGTAACACATCAATTCAAAGACAACTATTCGTCCGTCGCCGAATTTAAAAAATATGCTAATTTCACGTTAACTGGTACGCAAGCGGCAACGGTTTTTCCAACTTCTTCAAACGATAATGCGAACTCTACTTCATTCATCTCAGGCACCAACCCTGACAGCGGCTGGCTAAGCCATTATACAGCGTTTACGATGGAGACAGAGGCAGCTTTCCCACGTCGACATTCGCTAGCAGATGCTAACACCGTAGTAAGAACACCTGTTTCATCTAGCAACTCTTTTAGAACCTATGTACCCTTTAAGACCGCCTCTCTCTTTGGTGTACACCAAGTTAATGGCACCACTGAAAATGAACTAACATGGGCTGGAAATGATTATGCTAATTTTCAAGTATACGCGATTAGGGACGAAGACCACTCAAAGAGGTGCTTTTTTAAACTAACTGGCATCGAGGCCGGCGCGGGCCCAACACAAATAATACCAACGCTAACGAGCAGCTACTTTGATAATGTATTTGATGATACCCGCTGGACTTTCGCGGTCTCAGTAAGGCCCAAAGTATATCCGGAAGCAGATTTGCCGTACTTGACTAACGTTAATGCCCTTGTTGGACAAAAGAGTGGCTATATAGTAGAGTTTTATGGTGTGGAAAAGGTTTTAGATACAGTCAAGAATGAATTCTTCTTAACATCTTCAATTGTTTATACTAATGGTAGCGTGTTTTTAGTAAGCCCAAAGAGTGTTTATGTTGGCGCACACCGCACAAACTTTACTGGCTCGTTGCGAGAAAAGTCTGATGCAAACATTTCATCAACACGCGTATGGTTATCACATCTAGCCACGGGGACAATACAACAGCATGCGCAAGATGTAAAGAATTATGGTGTACCAAGCCCGTATAAAAGCGCGTATTTGTATCAGACATCCATGACAGGAACACGCGTTCCTGAGATACACACGTTGGCCTTGAATTGGACGTTTGACACTCTAAACAGTTCAGACGCCAGCGGCGAATTTATGGGCGAAGATTTTTCTTCAGGATCCGTTAGTTTACGAAACAGGTACAACTGGCTCGGAGACATCATAGGCAAACAATATTTGCCAAAAGGGTACGGCTTCCCAACTAACTTTTCTAGCTCAATTAATAGAAAATATGTTTATTCAGCAAAAAAACAATTACCAGAGTTTGTCAATAGTTCTGATATGGTCAATATTTTAACGGATGATGATATTTCCTTCAATAAGGCTGATCTACTTAGACCCACGAACTATTATATGCAAATTGAGAAAAGCATGTACCAGACCATTTCTGAAGAAATGATAAGAATGTTTTCTTCAATCAAAGATTTTAATAATCTAATTGGAGAGCCAGTAAATAAATATCGTGGCAAATATAAGCACTTGGAAAAGCTTCGGGAAATTTTCTTCGAAAGGGTCAGCAACACACCCGATTTGGATAAATACATCGACTATTACAAATGGGTCGACCAAACATTAGACATCCTTCTCAGCCATTTGGTGCCTGCGTCCGCGGACATTAGCGACCAATACGGAAGTAATATCCGCACTCTGGTAGAAAGCCACATTTTAGAAAGAAACAAATATAAATGGCAGTACCCAACGATAGAAGATAAAACGCCCAATTCGTTCGAAGGCCATATTTTAGGTGTTAACGAACTTTTATATGATTGGGAATATGGCCATACACCCCCCGATCCTTTCAATTCGAAAAGTATCGCCTTTAATGGGATGGCCGGTCATTCACTATTGGCCGCCCCAGCACCCGCTTCTGATTTGCTCTTCGGCGCCGACGGGGATCCCGCCAATGAACCCAAGTTTTCTTTATGTGCGTGGGTTAAGCCAGCCACGTCTCTCAGCACGAACTTTGGGGTTATAGGCCACGGCGCCTATTCCGCAACCAACGCGGGCTATGCTTTAGATATATCCACAGCACATAAAGTTCGAATGTCTATCCGCGATGAAGACACCAATGCGAGCAACCTGTTGACTGCAATAGAAAATGCCGTTAGTTTGACACCTGGCGAATGGAACCACATTTGTGCAACTTATGATGGTTCTTCCGCCGCCACTGGAATAACTATTTATGTTAATGGAGAGTCTAAGACAACGACAAAAACCACTGGCGGTTCCTATTCTGCGATGCACAATATCAACTCCGATGTTACTATTGGGCGGAAATATTCAAATTTCACCTATGATAGCCAGGCCGAAGGTAATATTGATGAAGTTGCCGCCTTCGGCAAAGAGTTGTCAGCTACTGAAGTTACCGAGCTTTACCATTCGCGACATGCGTACGATCTAAACA